AAAATCTTTGATAAATTTCATTTATTTTAATTTTACTATTAATATAAATAATACATTGATTTACATTTATTACATCATATAAATCCGTTATAATATCATATTTCCAATTATTATCTTTAACTTTCACATAAAATTGTTGAATTCCTTCTAATGTTAATTCTTCATTTTTAATTAGAATTTTTTGAGGATTATTCATAAATTTATGAGTTAAATCTAATATATCATCGGGTAATGTTGCACTAAATAAACATATTTGACATTTTTTACTAATTGATATAATTATATTATAAATAGTATCTTTAAAACCATAAGATAATATTTCATCAGCTTCATCTAATACTAATATCTTTAAATCATCCGAAATAATATGACCCCTTTGAATCATATCTAAAACTCTCCCAGGAGTTCCTATTAATATTTCCGGTTTCAAACTTAAATCTCGAATACATTCTGAAATATTAGTTCCACCTATCAATTTAAGAATATTAATATCCATATATTTACTTATTTCAGTCATTACATCATAAACTTGATTAACAAGTTCATGTGTAGGTAATAATATTAAACATTCTGTTTTTTTTACAGAAAGATCTATTTTATTTAATAATCCAATTACATATGCTCCTGTTTTGCCTGTTCCCGATTGTGCCTGAGATATTACATCAGATCCCTTAATTATTTCGGGAATAGACTTCTGTTGTATTGTAGATGGTTTTTCAAAACCATAAGAATATATACCTCTTAAAATATTTTCATTTATATTTAAATCATCAAAATTACTTCCCATTTAAATAAATATTGTTTTTATTCCTTTATATAATAAATATTATTTCATATGTTTCTTTAATAAAGCATGAATTTTTTTAATATCTGAACCACTACAATTATCTAATAAAGAATTATTAGAATCAAACAATAAAAAGGTTGGAACACTTCTTATATTGTATTGATTACTTAAAGTTTCATTTGATTCTATATCAACTTGATAAAAAATAATTTTTGATTCATCTAACCCTTCACTTAATTTTTCTATTAATGGTTTTATTCTTTTACAAGGACCACACCAAGAAGCTGTAAAATAAAAAAGTTTTAAACAATTTTTATCTTTTAAATCTGATATATCATCATTTTCTATATTTTTCATTTAATAACTAAATATAAATTTATTATCATTATTATACTTAATAATCATCATAACTTTCATTATCCGAACTTGATACTTCATTTTCTATATAAAATGTATTTTCATCTTCAATTTCTAATTCTTTGTATAATTCTATCATTAATGGATCAAGTTCTAATTTAGAATTTTTATCTTCATAATATTGTTCTATTTGTTTATCTGTTAATTCTTGAATTTCACTAAAAGTTAAATAATTAAATTTTTTTTTTGGAAGTTTCGTAATTGGTCGTAAATAACAGAAGTCTTCTTTATTTAAAACTAAATGACTATAATTTTTTGGTAAATATTTGTCACATTTATTTGAACACATAAATGAACATAAATTAATTTTATCTCCAATATTTCTACCTTCGGAATCAGTTCTAATATTATCATTTTTTAATAGTAACCAAGGTTTGGTATCTTTATTACAAATAAAACATTTCATTTTAAAATACTATTTATCTTAACAAAGTTATATTAATATATAATATATATGTTGTCAAATTTTTAAATTTGATTACTATTTAACTATTTAAGTATATTATTATAATATACTTATAGTATAAACAATGATCATTCCAAGTGAAATAAATGAATATGTTTCAAATTACGTTTCTAATTATGTTAATGAATCTTCTGTAAGTAAAAAATATGCTTATAGAGTTATAGAAAATTCTCCTCTCATTAGAAATAAGATTGTTTCAGAACTTATTTTAAAATATAATCTACAAGATTCTATTTTAGATGATTCTAGTATTTATTATTTAAATCAATTTGTGAAACATACCATTACCAGTATCGTTAGACAATATTTTGATCATGAATATAATAAGATGAATATCTTATATAAACTTGAAAAACTTAAGAAATTAGAATTACCGGAACAAAGGACACCCGAATGGTATAAAATGAGAGAAACAATGTTAACAGCTAGTTCTTTAGCAGATGCGTTAGGTAAAGGACATTTTAAAACAAAAGAAGATCTTTTAATTGATAAGTCTTCAAAAGATCCTTTACCCTATTTTTCGAATGATATTATTGAATGGGGTGTTAAATATGAACCAGTTGCAACAACCTTTTATGAAAAAATAAATAATGTAAATGTTTTAGAATTTGGTTTAGTTCCTCATCCTGAATTTAAAATCTTTGGTGCATCTCCAGATGGAATTTGTGATGAAAATTCATCCGAAGAATATATTGGAAGAATGTTAGAAATTAAATGTCCTCCAGTTAGAAAATTTACAAAAGAAGTTCCTGAACATTATTGGATGCAGATGCAGGGTCAATTAGAAACTTGTGATTTAGAAGAATGTGATTTTCTACAAGTTAAACTTTTAGAATATAATTCTGAAGAAGAATATGAAAATGACAAATATTTAGAAAATGAGAAAGTTAAAGAAGGATATACCGAATATAATCTTCCAAAAGGTTTAGTTTTAACATTTATATCTTATAATGATAAAAAAGAAAAAAAATATAATTATGAATATTCTAAATTTGATCAATCATATGATGATCTTAAAAAGTGGTCAGATGAAATAATTAAAAATTATAAAAATGAATATTCTGAAATTAAATATAATTGGTGGAGGATTGACAGATATGAATGTACATTGGTCTTAAGAGATAGAGAATGGTGGATGGAAACAATGCCCAAAATTATAGATTTTTGGGAAGATGTTGAACATTATCGTAAAATTGGTAATCAATCATTAATTGATAAAAAATTAGAAAGAAAAAATAAAAGAAAATCAAAACAAAAAAAGAAAAAAGAAGAAAAAAATACTAATGTAATTGAAATTAGTAAAGAAATACAAGAACAAATTAATAATAGTTATTTATTAGATTCAGATTCAGAATAAATTTATTTATCTTCTTTTAGTTTTCTTTCTTCTTTTAGATTTATAACCTCCACCCTTCTTTTTGCCTTTCTTTGTTCCTTTGCCTTTCTTTGTTCCTTTGCCTTTCTTTGTTCCTTTGCCTTTCTTTGTACCCTTGCCTTTCTTTTTCTTTGATCCTGATTTTAACATTTCAGTAATCTTTTTAAAAACTTCCGAATCACCATCTCCTAATATACTTAAAGGAGAAGATTCATCTTTAGTTCCTTTTAGAACTTCAGTTATTCCTTTTTTATTTTTTCTATTAAATTTGTCTAAATTTAATGCTATAAATAATTGAGCACCACCCATATGACCTTTCGCGTAACTACTTTTAGATCCCCAATTTATTTCAAATATTGCTTCTGCATAAAGAGGTTTTCCAGCAGAAACATCAATTGGATTCAAATAAAATTCAACACAATCTTTATAACCTTTAAAGTAAGGATGATTTAATTGTTCTTCAAATTCTTCTTCAAGACTATTTTCTATATCAACGGTTTTTTCTCCTCTATATTTTAAAAGATCTTTATCTCTTAGATTTAAATTTTTAGATCCTCCTATTAAAAGTTTTAAAATTACTTCTTTTCTTTTTTCTTCATTCTTAAAAGGCATAATTTGATAACTTAACTTCATTTTATACTATTACCTAGATTTTTTGTAAGAATCTAAATGAGATTTTGTTAATTTATATCCCCAATGTTGTAATACCTGTCTAATAACAGGTGAAACACTTTTATCATTATAACTCTTACCAGATTTTATAACTTTATTCATTAAATTTCTACGAAATCGTCCCTTAGGTCCAGCTATTTTTGACCATCTATCAATTTGTCTTTGATCATCTTTAGTCCTTCGTCCCATATAAAATCTACAATACCATTGAAACCAACCATAAGGATCTTGTTTTTTAATCCAATCTTTAGATTCCCAATCTTCTAATGAAGAACCACATTTTACTTTGTAAGTATTTACATTCTTATCATATGTTTGAGAAGTTATTTTCTTTTCAATATCTATTCCTTTAAACCAATCTTTTGGATATTCTTTTATTGCCGTTTTACCTGAATGTTTTTTACCAGTTACACCAGAATTTATATTTCTGAAATAAGTCCCTCCAAATGAACCCATTCTTAATACTTGTTTAGGAGTAAGATTAGGTTTAAAATCTGGATAGTCTTTAAATTTAACCATATTATAAATTTGATATATATTTTTATTTTTAAATTATAAAACAATTCAAAATGAATCCTGTTCTAAAAAATTCGAATGTTGTAGGGAAAATCGTAAATAGAGCAATTACGATTAAATCCAATAAATTTGTACCCTGTAATCCAAAATGTATTTGTTTAATGTACTTAGATTTGAATGAAATAAAAAGTCAAGATTATTATAAAAATTGTTTCAGAGAAAAAATAAAGAATACTTAAAAAATATATATATTAATTATATTAAATATGATTGATTGTGAACATTATAAAAACTATAAAGGACCAAATTTAATTTTAGCACAAATATGGAAAAATAAAGATGAAAAACTAGACATCACCGAGTATATCAAAGAATTTTATGGTTATAAGAATGATTGGAATGGGAAATTATATACTTATGATGATATTTTCCCTGGGAGAGATTACAAATATAAATTTTATATTAAATTCTTAGATGAAACTAGTAGAAAACATTGGTTTCATGGGATGGTAGGAAGACCAGATCAATATTTTAATCCTCCTCTAGCAACACCTATAAATACAGTTTGATTATTTTTTATCTAAAAAAACTTTCATCTTTCCATTACCTGTTTTTTGATAAACACCTAATTTTTCACCCAAACCATCTTCTTCTAATACTTCATAAACATACTGTGGATTTTCATTTTTTTTAATCCAATATTCTTTTTTACGATAAGTTAATATTTCGTAATCATCATCTTCATCTTCTGATTTACTTTCTTCTGATGATTCTTTTAAATTGTCGATAGATAACGCCATTCTATCGGCAGCAATATCAGTCGCACACTCACCATATTCAATTTGTTCATTATCAGGATTTAGTCCAGAATCATCTTGATTAGGTAAATTTTTTTCTTGAATTAATATTTCATCAGAAGTATTTTGAATCATATCAAAAACATTATTTATTTTTTTATCTTCTTTTTCATCCTTTTTTTTTAATAACTGATTGAGTCTTTCAATTTCATTTTCTTTTTCATGAATAGTTTTTGCTTGAACCCTTAACATATCAAATCTACCCTCCTCTTCTTTTTCATGTAACATATATTGTATTTTATCTTCAAGATCTCTTATCATTTTTTCATAATCATTAATAACAATTTTCTTATTGGAGATATCTGTTTCAAGATCATTTATTTTAAGATCTTTTTCTTTAATTTGATCTTCTTGATTTCGAATGGTATTTATATTTTCTCTCAATTTTAGATCATTTTCACATTTAAATTGTGTATGAACTTCTTCTAAACGATTATAATCATCAAATAATTCTTGAACTAGAGATGTTATTTTATGTTTTTTTTCACTCATAGTAATAATATCCATTTATATTAATTATAACGAATGACTTTAAATAAATTTATAAATTATAATATAGATGACACAACTTGGAGGATATACAATAGAATTATTTGAAAAAGATCATTGTTCTCCTATCTCAGATGACCATAATTATAGTTGTTTGGATGATAAATTAATAATGAAAATTGCTGAAAAAGTAAATAAAATGATAAAACAAGATAAAAATAATGATTATGAAGAAATAGATTTAGATTCTTCTATTACGGATATTCATAATGAAATTTCAAAAATTTTAAAAAAAATGACAGGTTGTTCTTCAGAAGTTTGTTGGTTAAGTTTTAAAAAATTAATGTCTTTACTTGGAGAACATAAAACTCATTTTGAACAAAGTTTCAAACCATTTATGCCTGATAAATGGTTAAATGATTACAATACATGGTTAAGGACAGATGATATTGAAAAATGTTTAGGACAATATCAGAAAAAACACGATGATTTTTATTTTTATGGAGCTGTCCCTATTGATTTTGATAATTGTTCTGTTAGTCATTTATGTGATATAGATTTACAAGATCATTTAACAAATGGTATCAGTAAAATTGGAATTGTTTTTAATACTGATCCCCATGATGAATCTGGAGAACATTGGATTTCATTTTATACAGATATACATGGTAAAAATTTAAATGGAATACCTGGTATTTATTATTATGATTCATATGGTAATAAACCTCCAAATGAAGTTGAAAAATTAATATCAAAAATTAAAAAACAAGGAGAGAAAATAAATAAAAAATTTAAATATTTTTATAATGATACTGCCCATCAAAAAGAAAATTATCAATGTGGAATGTATTGTATTCATTTTATTAAAGAAATGATAAAAGGTACTAATTTTCGAAATTTTATTAATCGAAAATTAACAGATGATTTGATGTTAAATAAAAGAAAAGAATATTTTATTTCTCCTCAAGAATTAAAATATAATAATAATAATAATGATAGATGAAGAATATTTTATTTCTCCTCAAGAATTAAAATATAATAATAATAATAATGATAGATGAAGAATATTTGATTAAAATTAATTCTTTTTTAATTTTTGCTGCTTTAGTAGGATTAGTCGTTATTGGAGTATTAATCCATAATATTTCAAGTGTAAATGATAATATTAATAACGAAATAAATAATATCGACTCGAAAATGCCAAAATGTCCTAAATGTGATCTAAAATGTCCAGAACCAATGGGATGTCCCGATTGTCCTAAATGTCCTAAATGTCCTAAATGTCCTAAATTACCCGAATGTCCTAAATGTGATAATTTACAAAAACAAATGGAAGAAATTCAAGAAAATCAAGTAAATATTCAAAACCTAAATAATGATCAAAATATTCCTAAACAAAATGAAAAACAACCAATTAAATGTCCTGAATGTCCTACAAAATGTCAAGTAACAAAATGTCCTTCTGTTGATGATATAGTCAAAGGTATTTTCCCAGGTAGAAATCCAAAAGTTGTTGAAGGGGATAAATTTTATGATATTAATGCTTCCAATTCTTATGATGGATTATCTACATCAAATTATTATAAACAGAATTATAAATTTCCAATGGATAAAATAATGAAACCCGAATTACCTCTTAAAAATTATAATATTCAAGGGGAATCGAAAATTAATAATAGTATTGAAAATAATTATGTAAGTTATTCGCAACATTCAAAAAAGATGAAAGATCCTGTTCCATCTAATACAAGTGATCATAATTTTTTACAATCTTTTTTAGATATATTTCCATCATCAAATAAAAAAACAGAAAAAGTTGAAAAAAAAGATAATAAAAAAGATGATAAAAAAGATGATCAAAAAGATGATAAAAATAAATTATAAATGTAATAGATATAATAGATATAATGAAATTAAGTATTTATGAAATTGTCTTATTCTTTTCTTATTTTTTGATTTCAATTATTTCTTTGTTTTACAAATATAAAATAAGTGATTATTCGAATCCCATAAATCCTAAAAATAAAAAATTAATTACATACATATTATTATTTTTGGTTTATATTCCGTTTATTGTTTGTGTATTACATATATTTTATAGAGATTTAGGAATACAATATACTAATTATATTATTTTTAATACATTTATAGTCTTGCTATTAACACCCCTTATTATTTATAAAGATAAAATTTTATCATATAAATTACCATCAACTTATGAAATTGGCGATTTAATAGATACTAGTAAATATGATAGTACTGGCAATTTAATAGATGGTAAAAGTGATACAAATTCTATTAAATTAAGGGCAGCAAAGAGTGAATATTTTAATAGAAGAGATATGGATGAAGGTATTTATGATTAAGTTTCTTTTCATTTAAAGATTTTAATTGTTAAATTAATAAATGTCTTTACATGATATGTATTTTTCTTCTAAAAATAAAAATCATATGTTTAATGTTATAAGAGAATTAGTATTAAAAGAAACAAATGAAGATATTAATAATAATACTGAATATATAGATTTATATCGTTTCAAATATTCATTAATATTTGATAGAAGTAATTCAGATAATTTGGTAGATTTAAATAAATTTTTAATAGATGAAATAGCTCCTATTTATATTAATGATATACAATCTAAATATAATAGTAAAAATATTACTATAAAACCAAAAGAATCTAATGAATCTAAAGAATCTAAAAAAGAAAATATAAAACAAAAAACACAATTATATATTAATTCATCTGAAAGACTTGAAAATAGTTTAAATAGATATGAATATTATATAAATTTACCAGAAAATAAAAAATTTAGTTTAAAACAAATTACAATACCCGTTGAAAATAATATTTTGTTTAGTAATCCTGTAATATGTGTTCAACTTGAGATTAAAAATGAAAAATATGATATATATTGTCAATTTAAAAATGAAATATTAATTCAAAATAAAAAATACAATATTTATGAATCATTTCAAGAATTAGAAATAAATACAGATAGAATTATTAAAGTTTCTATATTAACAAATTTAAGACTAAAAGTTATCGAAAATCAAGATAAAATAAAAATTAAAATAAAAAATATTAAACATAAAGAAAATGATTATTTATGTTTAAAAATAAATGAAAATCATGATATTATTAATGGAGATAATATAGGAATTTATAAAAATAATAAACTAATTTCTTCTTTAATCATAGATAATAAAATAGAAAATAATTTAATTATCAAAGATAAAAAACTCGATTTTGATAATTCTTCTGAGTATTATATTCTTAATATGAATATTCAAAATAATTTATTAATCTTTTACATATAATTTATCACCTAAAATAATAATTGGTTTTTCTGTAAAAATAGAATAACTGTCATTTTCATAAATAGAATAAGGATATATTTTTTGAATACATTTTTCGGGTAATATACTATCTAGACCCATATAATAAAATGTATCATTAACATTATATTTTAATTTGTATCCTTCAAAATAATGTTTATTAAATAATTTTTCAAAGGGTGGAAATTTATCTTTTTCAATATATTTTTCAATTATTTCTGTATCTAAGTTATATAATTCTTGAAATACAGAAAATTCTTTTGATAATCTATCATTATAATGATGTTTAGAATCAACATAATTTAATATCATTTTTGTATCGACATAAACATCACATAATCTTTTACCATTTTCTCTTAAATATCTGATATCAATATCTTCTTTTTTTTTTCCATCAGAATTATATTCATAATATAAAAATAAATTATGATTACTTTCATTACTCGTAGCAGAAATAACATATATATTTTTCTCAACTTCATAGATGTATTTTGCTTTTAATTGTATGATATCAACTTCTTCTAAAACTTTTGCTCCTATTCCAGGAAAATAAGAAATTTCTCCGGTTAATTTATCTGAAAATCTTATACATTTATCATTTAATTCTGGATCATCTATAGTATGTTTAATACAATCTAATGATGATTGTTTAATAATATCATTTATTTGTAAAGAAAATTTATATTTTTCTTCCATTATTTGGAATAAAGATATATCAGCAGAAGATCCATCTATATTTACTCTAATTATATCTTCAATTAAATCTTTATAATCTACATTATCTTCTTTTGATAATTCAGTTTTTATATTTTCTAATTTCCAATTATCAGGAACATTCCAAGTATCTAATTTAGATAATGATTTGTATACTTCTTCAGCATTAAAACCTTCAGGTATTTTAGATAAATATAAATATTGTTCCACATTTTGTTTTTCTTTTGGTAACCAAGGATTTTTAAGATCATTCCCAGTATGAGATTTCATTCTTATTGCTCTTCCTAAAACTTGATCTATACGAACATAATTCCAATAAGGTTCTAATATATGAACTTGACGAACACAAGTTAAAGAAATACCTTCAGCACCAGCACTTGATATAATGATAACTTGACAATATTCACCATATTTATTTTTAACATCATTAAAATAATCTTTCCCTTTTTTTCTTTCATCGGGAGATTCAGAACCTGTAATAAATGTATATCTTAATCCTTTACTTTGAGGTAAATTTTCTGTATCTAATTTTGAATAACCATTACATTTAAGCATTAATTCAAATGATTCAGAACCGGCATCACTTCTAAAGTCACTATAAAATAATATTTTACCTGTAGGAGTTTTATTTTTCATAAATCTCTGCATATTTTCATAAATTGCTTTAAATTTAGGAGAATATTTTTCTAAATCATTATTAATATTAAATAATTTGTTTTGTAAAATCTTATCATATTCGGCATTTTTAAGTCTTTCTATTTCTTTATTGATGCGTAAATTTGTTTCTTTATCTTTAGTTTTTCCTTTTTTCATCATTCTAAAATTTTCTTCATCATTAAATACAACATTACAAGCTTGTCTTGTTCTAATATTATAATGATGTATTTCTTCTTCCCATATACCTTTTCTACTCTGAAATTCTTCTATTCTTTTTTGCCATTCCCATCCTTTAAGATAACCCTCAAACTGGATTTGACTCATAGTTGTAGTCACGATATTTAAATTTTTTATAATTTCATAATTTTTAAATTCACTATCAATATGAGGTTTTATAACTTGGGGCATATAAACTATTGATGATCTATCAATGGGATAATATGATGTTAAACCCATTAACATTCTTTTTAATAAAATCTTTTTTTTCTCCGGAACAATATCACCATTTTCAAAAAAATAACTCATAAAATTTTCATGTTTCGTAGTATCTATTAATTTATCATTTTCATAAATATCAAATAATTTTTGCTGCCTATTAAATGGTATATTTAAATCTTTATCATAAACTACAATATCACCAATTTGAATATTACCAATTTCTTTTTTACTTAAATTATTGAAAGTTGCTTGTTTTGGTAAGATATCATTTTTATCAAATAAAGAATGTAATCCATCATAAATATGAGAGATAAATTTTTCAAATGTTGTATCATTCGATTTAACAGAATAAACAATTTCTGTTTCTTCATCTCTTAAAGATTTAAAATTACTAGTTTCTTGAATATATGATATTGTGATCTTTCCATCTTTTTGAGATACATGAAATAATTCTATAGGAGAAGTATCTTTATAATAAAAATTATTTAATTTATCTGTTATTTCTTCGACTGATTTATTTGTAATAACTGTAAATGTGTATATTTTAATTAATCCTTTTAACATATTATATAAAATTGCTATTTCACAAGGTTTATTAATTACAGGTGTCCCAGATAAAAATATTAATTTAATATCTTTAGCATTGATAATCCACTCATAGAAAACAGAAGATCTTTCTGCTTCTCTTTTCTTACTTAAATCATCAGAATTTAAATTTAATATTTGTCTTACAAAATTATGAACTTCATCAATTATAACAACTTCTTTATAAAATGGAGAATTTATAAAATATTTTTTACGATTCCATTTTAATTTTTTTTCAAGTTTATCGACTATCTTTTTATTTTGAGTATTTAAAACTTTCTTTTCATTTTCATCTAATAATAAATCATAATCTTCTAATTCATCATCATCTTCAACAAATTCTTGAATTGAACTACTTTTAACTTTAGGAAATGGATTATAATGTATAAAATTATATTTTTTAGATATCAAATATTTCATTTGTTCATTAATATAAACTTTTTGATATTCTGAAAGACTTTCATCGTCAATATGAACACCATCACTATCGGGTAACCATACTCCAGATATTTTTGAAATATCTTTTTCCATTTTTTTTATCACAATTTTGCTAGTATCTTTATCTTCATTTAATAATTTTCGTTTCAAAAATAGTTGTGTATTTTTCATAATCTTTTTACGATTGTTCAAACTTAAATTATATTTTTCTTCAATCATGTTTATCATTTTCAAATCAGATATTTCTTGATCAGAATAATATCTCCATAAACTATCTTTATTTAATTCTTCTTTCCCCCAATTTTGTATTTCTTTAATAAATTCTGTTTCTAATGAAGCTGGTAAAATTGTATTTATCTTTAATTCTGTTGAAAGACCTTCTGCTAGAGATACTGCCGATGCTGTTTTACCTGTACCCAATCCATGATAAACTAATACTCCTCTATAAGGGGTTTCTAAAGATAAATATTCTTTAATTAATAATTGATAAACTCTTAATGGAGAATCGGGATTTTTAGTTTCAAGATATTTGTAAAAATCTTTATTTACCCATTCCACAAAAGCTTTTCTATTTACACTAACTGTTTTAGAATCTTCTTGGATTAATTCAATTTCTTCATCAGATGAAGAATCTCCATCATCATCTTCTTCTTCATCATCACTCTGTTTTTTACTATCAACTAAAATAATTCTACCATCATCTAATTTTTCAATAAATTGTTTTTCATCTTCTCTTAATTTTTCTAAATTATCATCATCAATTATTATATTATCACCATTTGCTAATACTAGTACATTTTTTCCTTTTTTAATATAATCATCAATTTCTTTATATTCAATTAATTTAGCATTATAAGATTTTAATTGATGTTCAATTTCTTTTTTTTCTTTTTTTCTTCTTTCTTTTTCTCTTTGTTTATTTCTTTGATATTCTTCATCTCCTAATCCAGGTTCATCACTTAAAGAATCATCATTGACATTAGGTAATCCAGTCCCTTTACCATCATCTTTATCATCTTCTTCTTTTAATTTTTTATATTTCTTTTTTATACCTAGTAACCAGACTTTCCAATTTCTAGTTTCTGCTATACTTTTAAGTTTTTCATCATTTTTTTCTATAAAATCTTTTATTTTATCTTTATTTATTTTGTTTAGTTTTCCGAAATAATCAAGTATTAAATTTCTTAATTCATCATCTTTAATACATTCTTTTTCTAAATCAGTCATATATTAAATAATTATAATTTATTTATTTGGATATAACACTATAATAAATTAAAGCATTTCTAGCAGCATCTTGTTCGGACTTTTTCTTTGTAGGACCAATACCTTTAGATATAAATATATCTTCAGTTTCTTCTTTTCTAGTTATATTACAAATAAATTGATCACTATTTTCTTCTTTAACTGTTTTATATTGTGGATGAACTAAAAAATTATGTTGAATATATCTTAATAATTGATCTTTATAATTATTATCATTTAATATTAAATCAACAATATCAATATGTGTTTCAATACAATTAATGATAAATTTTTCAATTAATGAATAGTCTTTATTACTATCCAAATATAAAGCACCAATAAAAGATTCAAATATATCTTCTAATATATGATCATTTTCTCTTCCCGAACAATCTTCTGTATGTTTTGAAATAATCATAAATTTATTAAAATTTAATCTTTTAGATAAAAATGATAATTGTTCACCACAAACAAATCTAATTTTCAATTTAGTTAAAAATCCTTCATTTTTATCATGATAAAAAACATAACGATTATATAAATAATTTGTAATTACAGATCCTAGCAAAGAATCTCCTAAAAATTCTAATGTTTCATATGATTTATTAAATAATGATAAACAATCTTTTGGTTTTTCATATTCATCATAACTTGAATTATTACAATAAGAATTATGAACAAAAGATTGCTGAAATAAAGATAAATTGTTAATAGTATAATCTTGAATATTTAAATTTTTTAAAATATTCAAAACATCTGAATGAGATAGTGAAATATTCGAAAAATTATAAGGGTTAGATTTAAATTTAGAGTTATCCATTTATAATAAATTTATAAATTATTTTTAAGTTTATTTTTAAGTTTATTTAAGCATTAACAGAGCAAGATTCACCAACTTCCAAAGGTCTTCTAGGGAGATCCGGACCAATTGTAGTATTCATCCACGGACTTACATTTACTTGAGGATTAGGTGGTTCAGATCTTAATTGTAAGTTAGCATTTCTTAAACTCTGACCGATAGTATTAACACCAATATGAGAACCAGCACTCAAAAGATTAACACCTTGTAATATTCCTTCACCCACAGGTTGAGCAGTATTAAATTCTTGAATTGCTTTACTTTCTTCTTGAGGTAATAGATCTTCCGGTTTTAAAGAATCTTGAGGATAACAGGTTGATGGAGTTCTACTTAAATTATCAACCGATGCTTGTGTTTCATTTGTGCCTAATTGTTTCGAGGCAACCGGAGCACCAGCAGTTAAATTATCTTGAACCGGAGAATCGGGATTCATAAAATCAGTGAAGGTTTCAACTCCAACATAATCACCCAAACCAATATCCATTACACAATTTTGAATTACCACAACTAAAAGAACAAGCAAAATACCACACATTAAGGGACTATCTTTACATTCTTTAATTAAATTATCTAAAACCATTTTTATATATATACTATACAAAAAAAAAAATTTATAAATTATCTAATTTTTGTTTTAATTCTAATATTTGTTTTTCAATATCTTTTTTCATATTTTCTTTTTCTTTTTCTTCTTTTTCTTTTTGAATCATTTCATTTAAAATTTCATCATCAACAATATCAATATCTTCTTTTTGATATTCTTCATCTTCAATTAAACATTCATTTAAAATATTAAATTTTTCAGATTTAGTTGTAAATAATTTAATTTGTGAAATATAACAATCACAATAATAATGTTGTTTTAAAAATTTCAAACCTCTTATATGTAAAATTAAAATTAATTCACAATCTTTATTTATTTTTTCAGAATCTAATACCATTTTATTTTGATCATAAATATGACATTGAATTTTATTTTTGATTGTTGGAACCTTAAATGAAAAAATTGGATTATTATCTTTCTTAACCGGTTTTAATGTTCTTTTATACATATCATCAATCATTTCTAATGGGATTTCTTTACCAAACCAACTATTATTATTTCTAAATGTTTCTTTAACATTTCTTTCTTCTAAATTTAAAAAAAAATCATAAAAATTAAAATCTAAATTATTTGATTCACAATCAATTGTATAATTTTTCAAAATATCACTTATATCACTATTACATTTCATTTTAGGAGTTTGAATCAATAAAGGATTTTTTTTATAACTTATACTTGAATAATAATATGTTCCTTTTTTTTCAGGTTTATCATAATTAATACTTTTAATATTAATATCATCATATTTTAAAACACTCATTTTAAAATAATGATAGAAGAAATATTTGAATATAAAAACGTAAATTAAAAATTATAGTATATGAATTTTATTACATTTCCATTTTGCATAAAATTTATCATTCATTCTCCATATTTTATCTAAATAAATATCACATTCCATATTTGTAAAATTCTGAATATTAAATATATTTATCGCACTTGAATTTTCGGATGTTATAGTTGTTTGAAATGAATTTTTACTAAATGGTAATTTAACACTTAAATTTGGATCATATTTCCCTTTTTTATCATATTTAATTTGTGAAATAAAATTATCGGCATCATCTTCAGTTAAACCTATATTTTTCATACATTCAAATTCAATTGTTCTTATTAAATCAAAAAAATATTTCATCTCAGAATCTTCTTTTAAATTTGTAAATTGAAGACTCATATTAAAATTATTTCCAGTTTTTTGAACACCAAATAAACATTTCATTTTAGGTGTTGAAATAATAATATTAGGTTTTTTCCCTACATATAATTGTAAATATCCAAAACATGGATGATCTTTACAATATTCTTTATTATTACATACAGAATAAGTTTTTTCTGTTTGTTTTACACTCATATCATCACACAAAAAAGGAACAAATTGTATTTTTTTAAAATCTAGATTCATGTGATTTTGACTCTTTGACATTTATAATAATTAAATTCTTTTATTTTTATATGATTTAATTACAATTACATTTACATGAAGAAGGAGGTATAACTAATGCTTTACCATAATCAGGTGGTTTATGTTCATAATGAAATGGTTTGCTAGTTAAATTTAATGGTTTATAATTATAAGTTGGTTCTCTCTTATAATCAACAACTGATTTTCTTTTTGTCAAATTATTCCAAATAGAGTGACAAGGATTACCTGTATGAGGTTTTATATTACATGTATCGGGGACAGGTCTGTAATTACCCCATAATGCTGATTCAGAATTTTTATTACATCTTTGAAAATAGTTTCCAAAATTATTTGATTTTCCAAAAGGATTACACTGAAATTTATCATTTGTTGTAGTGAATATATTTGAAATTTTAGAATACTGAGGAGTTTGAATTGTTTCCATTTTATTTTATATATTAGATATATATAAAATAAATGAAAAAAATAGGTGTAACTGTTGGAACAGAAATTGAACCAATATCAAAAGGATATTATAAAAAACATAAAAAGATATTTGATGAAGTAATGGAAGAATTAGAATTAGAATCTACGGATGAAATTACATATGATATTCAACAATATGCTTTAATTAAAAAATGTGCTCCTAAAAATGTCGAAGTTATTCCATTATGGAAACTTGAATATACCAAAAAAGATTTAGATGATTTAGATTTAATTTATGTTATTTATGAATCGACTTTTGTTTTAAGAGATTATGGTATCGAAGGTGTAAAAAAATATAAAACTATGATGAAAAATACTAAATCAATAGTCACACCCGATTCTAAATTTCAAGAATTTGTTTTAAGTAAAAAAACATATATGACATATTTTAAAAAAAAGAATATTCCTATTATGGATACTATTTTTTATAATATCAATAAATACAAAAAAAATAAAAGTGAAGCAAATAAATTATTAAATAGAATCCAAAATAAATTCGAAGGACCTATTTATTGTAAACCAGAATTGGGGGCATTTGCTCAAGGATCAAAGATGTTTAAAAATATAACATTAACTAGTTTAAAAAAATATCTAGATAGTCTTATTAAATATGGATATCAAGACTTATTAATACAACCTTATGTATCTGAATTTCTTAAATTTTATGAAATAAAAACAATATGGATGGATGGTAAATATCAATATGCTTATGGAACTAAAGTATTAGCAAATAGCGAAGATGCTCAAGAAAAAGATCTGGATCAAAAATTATTAAAAGATCTCAAAATAAAAGGAAAAGAAGTTATTGATATCTTATCTAAAGATTTTAATTTACCATTTATAATTAGAATTGATTGGGGATGCTGTTTAATGAATGATAATGTTTGTAGAGATTATTTCTTAAATGAAATAGAATGTGCACCAACTATGGGAGCAAATGATAAACTTGGACTTGATTTTTTTGCTAGATTAGGAAAAGAAATAGTTAAAAAAGTTTAATTTTTATATTAAACAATTTAGAAGATTATTTAAATAATGTAAAATCTTTAATTTTAATTCTTTATTTTAAAACTTATTACATAATAAATCCGATCGAAACATATAAGGGTCAATCAAAGAGACCTTAATTTCAAATTTCGCTTCTATCATGAATTATGTATTTATTCTAATTTCAATTTACAACAATTAAAGGTTGTTGAACACCTATTTAATGTATATATTTTATATTGTTTATTTATACGTAAAATAACTTAATTTTTCTTCAATTTGAATAATTTAAAATTATTCTTATTATAATCATTAATAAATATTTCCCTTTGTTTCTGAATAAATTCTATATCTTCTTCATCATCATCTGAATCAATTTCTAAATATTCTAATGAAAGTTTAGTTAATTCAATTTTATTATTTAATTCAATTAATTCTTTGAAAAAATCCATTATCAAATTAATTAGTTTATTTATTTATTATCAAATTTATTGTTGAATACATCCAGTTCCTTCTTCATCATCTTCATTATTTTCTTCCATTAATTCTTTTACAATATCTTCTTTTTTCTTATAAGAATAAGCAATTAATGATGAATTTTCTTTTTCTTGATAATTAAATATTTTTTTAAGTATTTCAATTCTTTTGGAATCTATTTTACTTGGAAAAACTATATTAAAATCAATAATTAAATCACCATAATCAATATTTTGATTTTCTGTATCTGTTAGTGATAATTCATCTTCTATTTTAATTGGCATACCCTTACCTGGAACTTTAAATAATGTATTTGGTTTAATAATTTCTTTAATAGTTATTGTTATTGGTTCTGATAAATGTGGTATAGTTATTGTACATCCACATAATGAATCAACTAAAGATATTTTATGTTCAATATAAAGATCATCATTTTTTCTTTTATATAATTCATGATTTTGTTCAATGATTTGAATTATTAAATCTTCGGTAACATCAAGTTCAGGGATATAATTCCCTCCTTCTTTTACAACAATATTATCGCCATGTTTTGATCCTTTTTTTATATTTATAATATATTTTGTTTTTTTCATTATACCATCTCTTGATTTATGATTAATAGTAAATTCTTTTTTAGTTCCATTATATAATTCATTCAAAGAAACATTTAATGAATATGTCATTTTACATTTCATATTAAAACCAGGTGGAAATGGACCAGAACTCAAATCTGAAAACATAAATATATTACCACCACCCATCATTTGACTTGTAAAATCAACATTAAATAAAGATTGAAATAAATCTAAAGGACTTTTGAAATTTCCTAAATCCTCTGAAACAGCTTCATAACCAAATTGATCATATAGTTTTTTCTTTTCTGGTTTTGTTAATATTTCATATGCTTCAGATATATCTTTAAAATGACTTTCTGCTTCAGGATCTTTATTTTTATCGGGATGATATTGAAATGCTAATTTTTTATAAGATTTTTTAATTTCTTTTATATCTGAATCTTTTGATACATTCAAAATTGAGTATAAGTCTTTCATTATATTTATTATTGAATAAATATTTTGTATTTATACGTGAATTTTTAATCTCCTAAATCAAATAATATATAAAAACTTAAAGAAACTAATAAAACAAATGGATAATTAATATCTAAAGTTTGAAAATTCCATAAAAATTTATTTGAAAAAGGATGAATCATAAAATTTAATAAACTTGATAAATTTAATCTTTTGTTTCCACAACTTGATATTCGAAATAATATATTACCAACAGATATTTCAGACCATATTATAAATAATAGCGTAGTTAAACCTAAATAAATAAATAAATTCATAATAATAAATTGATATTATTTTCTATATAATAATATAAATTTAAATGATGAATAATAAAGATTTAGTCGTTTTAGCAATTTATGGTTATATTTTATTTTTTGTCCTTAAAAAGGGTCAAACAACTGAAATGATATTATTAACAGTTGGTGCTTATTTTTTAATTACCTCCAGTGCATTAGATAATACATTTGGAACATTGGGTAGTATATTTGGTAAAACACCAACCGGAATTGAAGGATTATCTGCTAGTGCCTCTGTTGATACATCTACAAAAGGTATAACATCTCAATTAGATAGTAATATTCAAACAAATTCCGTTGGAAATTCTTCTAATCAAATGATTGATACTCTTAATATGGGACCATATGATGGAATGTGTCTTCAAACCGGAAATAAAGATAAATGGATGAAATCTCCCGATGATAGTTCTCTTATTTCAAATGATCAATTATTTAGTTATTTAGGAAGTCAAGGACCACTCAAAATGAGATTAAGTGATCAAGCAGCATTGACGGGTCCCCCTATCGATGGTGTTGAAGGATCTCCTAATAAAAATTTCATGTTTGCTAATAATATAACTAGTCCGGCTTGTTGTCCTTCTACATTTAGTACAAGCACAGGATGTGTCTGTACTACACAAAATCAAAGGGATTTTATAGCGGCAAGAGGTATATTAGGTCAAGAATCTAAAAATAATAATAATTCTGAATTTTAATTATCTTAATAACATAGAGTGAATTTTTTCATACGCTTCACCATGTCTTTGATCATATTTTTGTAATCTTTGTAATCTATTTTGTTCTGCTTTTTGTTCTTCCATTTTTTGAAGGGCAAATAATCTTTCATCTTCACTATTCATAGTATATGAAATATTACTTCTTTGAGATTCCATATTATCTATATTTGTACTTCTAGTTGTTATATCAACTGTATTAATATCTATTAATGTTGAACCATCTGTAAATGCCTTCTTATAATCAGTATATGTTAAATTATCCGTAGTTCCTCCAAAATCACTTATTTTTCCTTGACCCAAAGTCATAATAGAATCTTGATTTTTAATAGACATTCGAACTTCAGGATCTTTATATTGAACTACTTGTTGTCCTTGTTTTTGAGACTGTTCTCTTTTATATTTTTCAAATGTATCATTAAATAAATCTTTATTAAAATTATTTTGAAACATTTTAGTATCACCTTTAATCATTTTAACATCTTCAACTTGATTTTTATTCATCCAAGATCCATAACCATCGTCATAAACATCTTCAATACGATTATCTTCATATATTTTATTAAATAAATTAACATCAAAATTATCTTTCATTTCAACATTCATAGTTGGACGACTATCTTGTGTTTTAGTATATTCTCTTGACATTTGTCTTAAATCATTGTGAGAATGATTATTTTGACTTTCACTTAATTTTTTAGTTAATACAGCATATGCTATAGATACTTTTTGAAAAGCATCTTGGGACCCACCTCTATCTGGATGTGTTTTCATTGCTGCTCTAAGATATGCTTTCTTAAGTGTTTTTTCATCATATTCTTTTGGAATATTTAATATTTTATAAGGATCTAATTTCATTTTTTGAGAAGGTTTTTGACTAGATGTGCTATGTGTGCTATGTGTGCTATGTGTGCTATGTGTGCTATGTGTGCCAGATTCTAATCTAGGGACATTTTGTCCTATAATCATAGGATTAGAAGGATCCATTTGTAATCGAACATTTGATGGAACCTGTTGTTGTCTTTGATATTCATTTTGATATTGTTGACTATCTAAATTATATTGATACAATGAATTTATTTGTTGTTGTTGTTTGAAAATTAATTCTTGTTGTTGTCTAATATAGTCAGAATATAAAGATTCATGTTTATCTTTAGTCGGTGTATTTCCCATTATATAATATTAGATTGATTAAAAAAAATAATAAAATTAAACTATTATCTTTTCAATAAATAAAATTATTCCCATAAATAATATTTGAAATGTAATTATAATAGATATTCCTAAACATAATTCTTTTTTATTTTCAATTGGTTTTCCCATATGAACCAATGGTTGATACATTTAAATATAATTTGTAAATTATATTTAAGTATGGATGATAATATTTATAATAAAGAATATAATCACTACGAAGATAGTGATTATATAGAAAATTATACCAAGATAAATAATAAATATAATACCTATTTTATTGAATTTTTATTTTTTTCTTTTATATTTGGTTCAATGGGTTATAATATTTATACGATATGTTGTAAAAATTTTAAAAGATATAAATCTAAAAGATTAAATGAAATTTTATTAAATGATGATTCTGAGAATGAATGTAGTATTTGTTTAGATAAATTTCTAAAAAAAGAAAAAATTATCCAACTAGATTGTAATCATATATTTCATAAAAAGTGTATCATGGAATGGTTTTCCAAAAATGAAAATAATTCTTGTCCCCTTTGTCGAAGAAATAATAGTTAAGTTTTATTTGTATATTTTTTATTTAAGTTTAATTATAAAATGGAAAAATCTGGTGGAAATTTATCTGGTCAAAATTTAAATGAAGTTGTTAAAGAAGTTTCTAATATAGTTCCTGAAACTTCTGCCTCTGATATTATTGATAGTGATATCATTATGAACTTAAAACAATATGTTGAGGAATACAAATTTGAAATATTTATTGGTTTTGTTATTCTTCTTGTAATATTAATGAGTTTGAATGATAAAGGTATCATTGATTTGGATTTTTTAGGAAATTTATTTTCTCAAAATTTATTTGAAAAATTAGAATCGAGACATAAATATATATTAGAACATTCATTAATGGTTCATCTCGAAGATGATGAATTATCACAAAAAAGAATGAAAGATGTTTCCAAAATATACAAACAATATGATTTACCATTAAATACTTTCAAGGCTTTACACTGGAAAAAAGACAAAGAAGAATTAGACAAAATGCCACTTGATTATGATAAAATTGTAAAAGAATATTCTGAAATTCGTCCCGGTTCATATGGTTTAGCAGGATCTTTTTTAAAATGTTTGTTGAAAGCTGTTCAAGAAAATTGGTCTTATTTATTATTTTTAGAAGACGATTCAATTCCTATCTTAACTAAAGATAAATTTTATCCTAAATTTGGTGAATTAATGAATGATTTACCAGATCAGGGTGAAGGAATATTTATGTTGGGAGTTAATGTTCATTGTGATTCTGATCCAAATGATACAAATCATAGATGGTTGAAACATAGTCAAATAAAAGAACAATTAAAAATGGAAGTTTATGGTGCTCATGCTGTTTTGATAAGTCAAAAATATATTCATTTACTTTTTCAATTTATTCTTAAAAATAAAATAGATGATTCTATTGACAATTTTATCAATAAAATGAATCCATGGTTTTGGTGGGGAGATTTATCTGAAAATGGGATGTTTAGAGGATTATATCAACAATATAATACAAATTGTAATGATCGTGAAAGTATTATAAATAATTCAAGAGAATTAAATAAATAAAAATTTATTTTTAATAATAAATTCTATATTAAATATTATGAATAAAATAAATGAAATTATAGAGAAAATATATAATTACAAAATAGAAATATTAATATTGATTATTATTTTATATATAATATACAGATATAAGATAACATACAAATTAGAAATAAGGGATGGTATAAATTTTGATTATCCTATGTATTGTATTTATATTCCTCAGAGAAAAGAATATATTCAAGATTTCTTTGATAAATATGATTTAAATGTGAATATGATAGAAGGAATTAATAAAAAAGATATAAATATTAATTATTTATTAAATAATCGATTAATAAAAAAATGGAATCGTATGAATGAAGGTAGAATAGCATGTCATAATAGTCACTTAAATGTTTTAAGGGAATTTTTAAAAACAGATAATGAAAGATGTATTATTTTTGAAGATGACCTTAAAAGTGATTATTCTAAAAAATCTTTAATTAAAATTTTTAATAGATTAATGAATAATTTACCACCCGATTGTGATATGTTATATATAGGTTATTGTCATGAAAATTGTAATAAAACTAAAGAATATAATGAATATTTTACAAAAGCACATTCTCCAGTTTGTAGACATGCTTATTCGGTGAATCGTAAATCAGCTCAATTAATTATAGATCATACATCTATAATGTTTAATAATGGAGATGAAATGGTTAGACAATTAATAGTAAATAAATATTTGAAAACATATCTTTCTAATTATAATATCTTTCAACAAAATAGAGAAAATATGGGATCAAACTTGGGAAATAATGATAGTTTGCCATTATGTTCAAATTATAGATAACTTTAAACTTAAATTAAATTATTAAATATAATAATATATAATGAACAATACTGAATTTATTTTATATATTAAAAAATATATTAAAAAATATAGATTAGAAATTTCATGCTTTATTATAATATTAATATTATTACTTCTTTTTTATCACAATTATATACCAAATTACAAAGAATATAATTTGTATAATGGTAATCAATGGAATAAATATCGTTTTGGTGATATTTTTAAAGGTTATTTATTTGATAATTTAAAAGGTGAAAATCTTTATTATTTAAGAGATATAAACAAAAATTATCCAAACTCATTTGGTTCCAAATATGTTCAATATTCTGGTTATCCTAAATCATTTAAAAAAAATGATTATGATATATTAGAAAAAATATTTAATGAATATAATTACGATAAACCCGATAATAATACATTAGTAATTCATTTAAGATTAGGTGATATATTAAATACTTCTAAAACACATTATATCGATTATTATTATAGTTATGATTATTATCGTAAATTATTAGAAAAAATTAAAAAAAATGATAATATAAAAAAAGTAGATATAGTAACGGGTTTACATACAAATAAACTAGTAAAAGAATCAAATGATAGATTAAATATTATTCGGAATATATTTGATGAAAATTATCCAGTGAATGTAATTATTACAAATAATCCAGACAAAGATTTATATTATATGTGTCATAGTAAATATTTTTGTAAAAGCGGTAAAAGTGGGGGATATACAAATATAGTATCTCATTATGTTAAAAAAAATAAAAACAATGTTGTTTATGAAGAATAAATTAATTAATATAATGAAATATAATGAATTAATATAATGAACTAATTTTGATTGTTTAAAATACAGAATTATGCCATTTTTTATTTAAATTTTGAATTACATTTTTACAATTTCCTCTATAAAACATTGCCCATATAGAACAATTTCCTGAACTACAAATAATATATTTACACTTAGATATTATTAATATTGTTGCTATAAAATTAAACATATCATAATAATTTTCATCGCCTGATTGTTCATTATGAATTCCATTATTTTTATAACTAGTTTTATTTTCATTAATAATTATAATATTTTTCAAGTTTTTACTATTAATATAATCAATAAATTGAGATGTATCTGTTTGTATTAATATATTAATATTTTTATTTATATCTGT